AAATCATTGGAGGCTTTACTTTTGTATACTCTCAGATGCATATAGAGTTGCTTGATTTATAGAAAAAGAAATTGATTTTCTATAAATACTTGTATGGCAGTACCAACTATAAAATCTCCTGGTGTTGAAATCGTAGAAAAAGACTTATCACTAGTCGCCCCAACAAACTTTGGAACAAGCGTTTTTGTTCCGGGTTTCGCGAATCAAGGGCCTATTGACGAAGTTATTCAAATCTCTTCAAGAGAAGAGCTTGATTTAGTCTACGGTACACCGACTAACGCAGCAGAAAGATACTTCTACTATACAGTAGACGAACTATTAAGATCACCAAGTAACATTTACACTTCACGTCTTCCATATGGAGCTAGTACAGGTGTTGGATTTGGTTCTAAATACTCCGCACTAGCTTATCCAGTAAAATTTGTATCTTCTCTACAGAGTTATACCTTTAGTACATCAGCTACTACAGCACAGAATTTATCTGCTGCTAATTTTAGCTTAACACTATCTAATAACACATCATATACTTTCGGATTCAGTGCAACTACATTCAACCCACTCGTTTCCACATATAACGCATATGTTAGGTTGACAGGTACAACACCGTTTGCATCACCAGCTCTTATTAACGCGCTATCTGCTGCTATTAATAGTATAGATACAAGTGTTACATTCCAATCTGCAGGTCCAATTCTTACAGCCACTCTTTCAGCTGAAGTTTTACCAATTTATAACTTTGGAAGTGTTCCTACAAATAATACATTTACTGGTGTACAGAGTGCATCAGATAACCTTAATCTCTCACAAGGTACATATGTACTAGGTCAACCTACTCACGTAGAACTTACATATGATGAGTATCAATCAGTGCTTGATGGATCAGGCTTTACATGGAGTCCAAAAGCTTCTGCAGCTTCTGCAATAGGAACTGTTGCTTCTCTAGGTGGCGCTGGTGTTATTGTACTAAACAAAGCACAAACAACACTTAACGACAGATATGAGGGTTATTATGTTGGTTTAGTTGATAACACAAACGTTAACCCTGGTACAAACTACGATGGTATTCTTAATGTTAAGTCAATTAACTCATCACTATCATCTACTTCATCATATCTCACTATTCCTGAGCAAACTCTAATATTCTCCTTATCTTCTGATTATAGATACGGTCCAACAAATAGTGTTTCACAGGTAATGGAAACACTAACAGACTACAACATTGATAATCGTCAAGATGACGATCTTCTCAATGTAGGTATCTTTAAACTACGTAAGTCTATTTTCTCTACTGAATCATTCAAACTTGATTACAGCTTAGAAGATAGAATCGTTGGTTCTATTGACTACTTCAGAACAACAAATAGCGAAAGCGGTGGACCTGCTGTTAACTTCTTCTTAGAAGCAGCGGATACTAAGTCACGTAACGTTGAGATTCTAGTTAACGATTATATTTCAAATCGTAATAGCTCTACTTCAATCGATGAAAATGGTCTACCTAAGAAGAAAATAAGAATTCTTACTAAGCAGCTTACTACTAACACAGCCGTTGCTGCGACTGGTATTGCACCTTCCTTCATGGGTACTCTGACAGGTAGTATTGGATATGCAGATAGCTTATTCTCTCTTGGTGCATTTAGTAATACAACAGTAACTACTAAGAATCTCGGTGATATTCCAGCGAAACTTGATAGAGCATTAGATGGTATTCGTAACGAAGACATCTACGATCTAGATGTTGTTGTTGAAGCTGGTCTTGGTACTGTATATGTTACTAAACAAGCTACTGGATTAGATTACTTCGATGATACAACTTATAGTGGTACATTATCCGCGCAAGTCGAAGCATTAAGAACATCTGGTACACTAGGTACTGCAGGTGAAACAATTAGAGCTAACTACGCTACTATCTTTAATAAGCTTGAATCATTCTGCTCTCCATCTTATATTGGTGGTGGTCGTGGTGATTGTATTCTTATTGCAGATCCTATTCGTCAGATACTTGTTACAGGTAGCAATACTAAGGTAATGTCAAATAGATCAAGAATCTTCCAGAAGGATCTTTACTGGGCTATTAGACACCAGTTTGAACTTGAGAATACATCATATGCAACCACATATGGTAACTGGTCCAAGACATATGATTCCTTCACAGGTCAGAATGTATGGGTGCCGTTCTCTGGTTACGCTGCAGCTGCAATGGCTAGAACAGATGCTGCAAGATTCCCTTGGATTGCGCCAGCTGGCTTCACTAACGGTCTATTACCTAATGTTATAGATCTAGCAATTAATCCTAATCAAAAGCAACGTGATGAGCTTTACAGATCAAACATTAACCCTGTTTCGTTCTTCCCATCACAAGGTCAAGTTATTTACGGTCAAAAGACTCTAAGTAAGAAGCCAAGCTCATTTGATAGAATTAACGTTAGACGTCTATTCCTCGCACTTGAGAGACCAACTCGTAAAGCTGCTCAATTCTTTGTATTCGAACCTAATACAACGTTTACACGTACAAGACTTGTTAATACTCTAACTCCTATATTTGAAAGAGCTAAGAATAACGAAGGTCTTTACGATTACTTGATTGTTTGTGATGAGCGAAATAATACTGCTGATGTTATAGATAATAATCAGCTAGTTGTTGATATCTACATCAAGCCTGTAAGAGCAAGTGAATTTATATTAATTAACTTCTTTGCAACAAGAACAGATGCAAGCTTCCAAGAAATTGTAGGTGCATAATTTATAAAACCAGGAAGTTCGCAAAACTTCCTGGTTTTATTTTGTGTTTATATTAAATATGATGTAATCATGTACACTAAATTAATCACACAAATAAACAATAGGTTAGTAGGTAGTACAGGTAAGATTTCAACAGCTAAAATACGCTCAAAAAGTAACAGTGATTTAATCCAATCTATTCTTGCATCTACTAGCTTTTTAGATAATGAATCTTCTATTACAGAACGTATCTACTGTATTCGTAATGATATTACTGCACCTCCTGTTTGTATCATTACGAATACACCTCTAAGATATAACAATAATACACACTGCTATAATACAGCTAATCAACACACACCTCGCAATAAAGCTGTAGCTAGTGTACTTAAGTTTAAAAATACTATTACAAATAGACACAGTGATATAGTATCTAACCTTATTACTATATATACTAGTAACTCTTATAATCTTAAAAGTGTTAATGAAACAAAGGAATTTATAAGGTATTTTAAGCAGACATATAAAAACATTAAACCTGCAATAATATCCAAACATACAGATAATATTTGTAGTGTTATTTTTTATACAGATAAAGGTTTTTTAAAAGGTAACTACGAGTTAAAGTTATTTGGAGAAAGGTGCTATTTAATAATGAAAGATTTATTTGAAGCGCCATGCTGTATTGATGATTCTAATACTAAAGCACATTATGAAAACTATAATGTTGGTTATCGTAAAATAACAACAAATAAAAATAGAATTAATTTATATAACAATATAATTAAAGAAAAAATACAATCTCAAGGATTTGTTATTAATAACAGTAATGAAATATATAACCTTAAAGATTGTGAGTTTAATGTTACTTGCATAACTTGTAATGTTACTCAAACTAAGTGTCTAACTAATGGTAGATGGAAAGATATATACTGCTCAGGTTGTTATGGAAAGGTAGGTCGGTCAAAGCAAGAGGATGAAATAGTGGATTATATTAAATCTGTTAAAGATATAGAAATAATAACTAACTACAAACTTACAACAACTGGTAAGGAACTAGATATATACATACCTGATCTTAAAGTTGGTATTGAGTATAACGGTATTGTTTGGCATAGCTATGGTAAAACGCACCCAAACAATATTAAAAATATAAGTAATAAATTTCATATTAATGAAAAGCGTTTAATGTGTAATAAGTTGGGTATAAGGGTGATTAATATATTTGATAGTGAATGGTTATTCAAAAAAGACATAGTAAAATCAATGATAAGTAGTAAATTACACTTACCCTTAAATACAATATTCGCAAGAAAGTGTACAATTCAGCAGATAGATAAGCAGACTAAAGGACTATTTCTTAAAAATAATCACATTCAAGGAAATGATAATTCTAGTGTGTGTTTAGGTTTATTTTATAATAATGAGATAGTTTCAGTAATGACGTTTGGAACTAGAAAAATAACAGGTAAAGTATCGTTTGAGCTTATTAGGTTCTGTAATAAAATTAACACACACATCCCCGGTAGCGCGAGTAAATTATTCAAACACTTTTTAAAAAATATATGGCAGGGTGAAACTATAGTAACATACGCAGATCTAAGATTTAGTGAAGGTGTCTTATACAATAATTTAGGATTTACATTTAAACACGACAGCTCACCTAATTACTTTTATACTAAAGATTGTCTAACTTTAGAAAATAGGGTAAATTATCAAAAACATAAACTTGCAACTAAATTAGAAAGCTTTAATGAGTTAAATACAGAACTGTGCAATATGTTAGATAATGGATATCGTATTATATACGATTGTGGTAATAAGGTGTATGAGTACAGACTTATCTAAAAAATACAGTAAGAAGTATAAATAATATTATGGCAACAACAATTACCACATTCTTTGAACAAGCAATAAAAAGACAATTTGCTCGTGATTTCCTTTTCCGTGTAAAGCAAATTAATCTTGCAGGCGGACTTCAATTTAATGGTGAAACAGATCTTGTATATGCTAGATCCGCAAGTCTACCTGGTAGAGCGATTGAGAACAAAACTGTTAATTATGTAGGTCAGCAATTCAACGTTCCTGGTAAGTCTTCTTATACAAACTCTGAAGGTTATTCTATTGAATTCTACCATGATGAGGCTATTGATTTACGTAAGAAGTTTGAGCGTGCCTCACGTGCAGTATTTGATAATACTACATCAACTGGTGACTACAGTATGCCAGGTGAGGAGAGCACTATTTTACTATCTGTTCTAAATAGACAGCTTGAAGAAACTGCAACTATTGTACTTGTAGGTGCATCTATTAGAGATATCGGCGAAGTAAGCTACACTATAGCAGATGGTACTGGTGAGATATTGACCTTCCCTGTTACATTCTCATACCACTTCTACAAAGATCGTATCTAATTAATATATACATATACTTCTAAAAGCTATAGAGTTTTAAACTCTATAGCTTTTTTTATCATAAATATCCTTATGGAATATACAGGTAAGTTTTTAGATAAATTTTCTAACGACAGAAGATTTTCGCTACCACTACCCTTTCAATGGACTGTTACAATAGATACTAGTTCTGGTCTAGTAAGCGAGATTAAAAACGCTTTAGGTAAGATCAATCAGTCATGGGCAGTTCAAGATAGCTCTCTTTGGACAGATAAAGAAGCAAACAATATATTAGTAGCGCAAGAGGTAACGCTGCCACCTGAATCCTTTGAAGCTACGGTGTTAGGACAGGAGAATAGAGGAGCATTCATGCCGGGGTATGGAACAGTGCAGCGTACGGATTTCCTATCAAGAAACATAACTATCAACTTCTTGGAGACAGAGAGAGATATTGAAACGGAATTGTTTAGACCATGGCTTATAGCTCTTTCAATAGAAGGACTAATTAATAGTAGGCTTAAATCAACTATCAATGTTACTCAGTATACTAAAGATATGAAGCCACGTAGAAAATATACATTTAATAATGTATTTCCTACTAACTCTGAAGGTTATACCATAAATTATGGTGATCAAGAATTCTTCCAGAAAACAGTAACATTTGGCTATAACAACTACTATATAGAAGAAATTGGACCCACATACATAGCCCCAAATATAGATGTTGGACCGAATTTGACTTTCCCTCAAAACTTAGCATAATATATGCACATAGTAACATTACCATACTCTAATAAAACATTCAGTATACCTACATTTACATTTAAAGATGTATTTAATTTAGCTAGACTTGAATATAATAATAATAATGTTGGTTATATTTCTTATATATGTAATACTTTAAATATAACTAAGCTAAATATTGTTGATAAACTTTTTGTAGTACTTAAAGTACGTGAATTTTTTATAGATGATAATATTGCACTAAGTCTTGATGGTAAGGTTAAAAACTTGCTAATAAGCTCGGTAATAGATAAGTTTAAAGATATACCAAATATAGAACAATATATTGAATATACAGATAGTCTTTCTACTGTAATTGGGGTTGATATACCAACAGCTATTGTAACACCAGAAGCAATAAGTGATATCTACCTACAGGTTATTAAGTATATTGAGTTTAATTCTAAAAGATATAATATATCGACTGATGAAGATATAATAGGAATAAGTAATTTCTTAGGCGCTTCGTTAATGACTGATATTATTAATTTTATAAAGGTATCAGATTGCGTTCTCTATATTTACGAGGATAAAAATACAAGTATTAATGTCAATTTCTTATCCTCAGATCCTTGGCTGTTTATTAAAGCTATACTATCTGATTATGACTATATAGGATGTAGAGAAATTTTATTTAGATTGTCAAAGAGATTAAGTAGTGAGACTATACTTGATTCTACTCCAAAAGATATTAAATTCTTTATAGAAGAATACCAAGCTGAGAATAAATCAGGTAGCAGTGGCAATTCTATGCTTAACATTTAAATACAATTATGTCAGAAACATCAATTAAGGACTTTTTAGCAAAAATATCTTCTGGAGTAAAGGATACTGTGGATGTTACTTTACAGTCTTCAGGTAAGACTGTAAAGTGTAATATCTTATCTTTAAAACAACAAAAAGACATTATTTCGTGTGTAGCTGATGGTCTAGTCGGTATTGTATCATTTACTCGTATAATTAATAACATTATTGAAGAAGTTTCAAGTTGTAATGATATTCTTATAACAGATAAGCCTTATGTAATTATACCTCTTAGATTTAATGCTCTAGGTACATCATATAAAAATGAAGATGGTATATCTCTAGATATAAGTTCTATTTTAGAAACTCTTAAAACAAAGAAGCTTTCTGCTAAGACATCGGACTCTATTACATTTAATAACATAACAGTTAATGTTAGAGTTCCTACAATTAAAGAGGAAAGTGATATCACTAAGAAACTAGAGGACGAGATAAAACGTAACGGTGAAAAGAATAATACTAAAAATTTAGGTAGCATTTATATTTATGAGATACTTAAATATATTAAGTCTTTAGAATTTGATGATAGTGTATTAAACTTCGAAAAATTACCTATTAAAGATAAGCTTGAAGTAATAGAATCTTTACCGCTAGCACATAACAAGTTAATTATTCAGTTTATTGAGGCTATTAGAGCGGAAGAGAGAGACTTACTTACAGTTAAAGATACAGTAATTGAGATAAACCCTGGATTCTTTAATACCGACTAAATATATATGTGAGTGAATTAGATAGTGAATCTGCATCAATGATGACAAAGTTTTTAAACTCTGTCTCTGCTTTTACTGGACCTAAAGGTGTCCCATCACAAGATGATAGTACCTCACGTAAAGTTATACCTAATAAGAGTTCTCGTAGACCGCCTATAAATCCTATTCTGTCTGGCAATGAAGAAAGGTATTTTTTTAACGTAGGTACTTCTATAGCGGAAGCTTTTGTTAATTTGTTTAAAAAAACAAAGGGTGATACGAGTAAACCACAAACAATAATTAGTGAAAAGCAAAAGCAAGTAGAAGAGTCTAAGACATCTAATTTGCCAAAATTACCCTCACCTTCTGAATTTAGTATTCTCTCTATCCTCGCTGCAGGTATTGTAGCTCTCGCGGTTTATATATCAAAGATATTTGGACCAACAGGTGAATTTATTTTAAAAGTTATAACTAAAATACAAGGTGCTATATTTTTATTAAGTAAGCTTAAAATAGGTGAAAAAATAACAGGATTTTTTACAAGGATAGTTAAGTTTATAAGTGAAATGGATATAGGTAAGAAACTATCTACTATGTTTGATAGTGTTAAGGGTATATTTAATAAGATGCCTCTCTTAGGTAAAATTGGTGGTAAGCTAGGATTAGTCTTCAAAAGTGTTGGCAAATTTATTGCTAGTAAACTAGGCTTTATTGTTAGAAGAATACCTTTAATTGGTGCGCTAATTAATTTTACATACGCTTATCAGCGATGGCAAAAAGGTGAATATATAAAGAGTGTACTTGAAATATTATCAGGTATAGCCAATATAAGTGTAATGTTTGGATTTCTACCAGGAGCTGCTATATCACTAGCGATAGATGGTCTATTACTAGTATCTGATTTATTGGAAGAAAAAGATGTTGGTGCTAAAGCTAGTGCTGCTGTAAAAGGTACTAAATTAGGTGCCAAATTACTTATAGGTTATTTAAAGAAGACTGCGAGTGAAATAGGTCCTAAATTACTTAAAGTAATAAAATGGCTACCGTTCGTAGGTGGAGTTGCTGGCTTGGCTCTTGCATATTTACGTTTTAAAGAAGGTGACTGGATTGCAGGTATTTTTGAATTAGTAGGAGCTGTAGCTGATTTTATACCAGGTGCTGGTACTGTTGTATCTTGGATTATAGATGGTGGTCTATTACTTTACGATATACTTAAAACACCTAAGGTAGAAGGTCAAGAAGGTAAACCTACGACTACTACGACTAACTTCATGTCAACAATGAAAGATCTAGCTAAAACAGTTGGTAATAAGCTAGTATCTGCTATGTGGTATATACCAGGTATTTCGTCTATACTATATTTCGGTCAAGGCATTAAAAAAATTAAGAGTGGTGATATATTAAACGGTCTAAAAGACATAGGATCTGCAATGTTAGCATTTGCAGGTGGAAAGGCTTTGGTTGAATCTATATCGTGGCTTGTAGGTTTATTTAGCGCACCAAAAACCGAGACAGGAGAAGTTACCGCTAAGAAAATAACATTTGGAGATATAATCCAATCTTCTATTCTATCACTAATTGATATGATAGCCAATGCTGTTACTAGCATAGTAGATTGGGGTAAGACAATAATTAGTGAAACTTTAGATAAAGTTAATGAGTATAATCCCGTCGCTATTGGATTTCAAGCAGCACATGATAAAAAAATGGCAGAGTTCGCTGAGCGGGATATAAAAACTGAAGCTGAGTTAAAAGTAGCGAGAGCAAGAGCTGCTGAGCGCGCTAAAGAGCGTGAAAGAGATAAAGCCTCAGGTAAAGAATTGTCTCCACTTGAGCAAAGAATTGAAGATCGTAGAGAGCGTAATAAAACAACAGCTGCAGCAATCACTACTGCTAATACGAGTATAGATCCTAAATTAGATGAACAAACAAATCTTATAAATCTACAAAATCAAATTTTACTACAACTCCTAGGCACATCGAAAGAGCAACTAAATGTAACTAAAAAGCAAAAACCTACTGTTATAGCTGATACAAATAATACACAATCAAATGTATCAGCTAATTTAAATAACGCATTTAGTACATCTAAGCAGGATAGTAGAGGTATGTATACTTCTTCGCCATATAGCTTATCTCCTGCTTAAATAATGTTATGAGTATAATTAATGTTGTAGAAGACGCTAAATATAAGTGGACGACAACAACAGGTGACTATCTTAAAGAAGCACCGCGTATAATTGCAACTACATATAAAGTATCTAATAACGCTATATTACAAACAGTTAAATCTTATTATGAATTAGCACAAACAGGACTTTTTGGAGCGGATGTAAGCGGTACAGGTTATTATAATAAATTACACACAGCAGAAGTCATGGATAAATATGTGCTTCCGTTTTTTGGAGATGAGGTTCGTGGCTTTAATAACACATGGGGTGACTCATATGTAGGTTCAACGAATGGATCACAAGCAGCAGGTAGTTCTTTTTTAGGTGATGTTCAAAAGCTTGCTGATACAGTAATGACAACAGCATCTCAATTTAACGCGTTAAAGGATAACAAACCAGGTGCTTTATTTGAACCACCTAAGTACTATAACTATAGTGCTGATGATAGTTCATTAACTGTTGATTTTATATTAATAAATACAGAAGAGGATGCATACAACGAACACTACAAACTTGTTAAAAAGCTTATAACAGAGAATAGATTTACCCGTGAAGACGGTAACGCGTTTATCGTAACACCGCCATATCTGTGGAGTGTTATAGTTCCAGGTTACAGAGCGATTAGATGGGCGTCGTGTAGTGTTAGTATAAATTTAATAGGCTCACGTAAATATAACTCTAGACTTAAAGCACTTATACCAGAAGGTTATAGAGTGTCATTAACCTTTAACTCACTATACACAGAACCAAGTAATTTTAGCGAAAGTTACAATAGCCAAACACTATGAGCACTTTAGGATCATATCAAAACGATATAGTAAACTTACCTAAACTCGATTTAGAGTTATATGAGCGTATATTTAAAGTATACAACACTACAGGTAATGATAAGACGTTTCAATTTTATAATATACTTAAGAAGATTGAAATGCCCACTAATATTGATTCTAATATAGTGGATTTTTACACCGTTCAATCTTCTATACCTACGACTACTATATCGTATAGAATTTATCAGGATATTAGATTATGGTGGTTAATATATCTCCTTAATAAAGATGTGATAGGATCTAACATATTTGTTATACCGCCTGGTACACAGCTTAAGTATATTAAACCACAGTTTCTCGAAATCGTATTCAATCAAATAACTAACTTAATTGTATTCAATGGTAGGCATTTCTGAAATTAACGGTACAAAATACGAATATGAGTATTTATTGTCTAACTCTACAGGTGAAATTAGTTTCACCGACGGAGTCATTTTAGCTTTTGATATAACTGATAATTTATTCAATCCCTTTTTAAGTGGTTATATAACAATTTCAAACCCCTACAATGTAATAGAGTCAACATTCTTATTACGTGGTGATGGTACTGATAAATTAAAAATACGCTTTAACCCTAAAGATAATAAAGATAAAAAGATAGAACAAGAGTATATTGTAATTTCTGAATCTAATTTTATTGATGATGGAACACCTCTTAAAAATACTAAAACATATTTGCTAAACACAGTCGAAGAAGGTCTGCTAACAGCAGAGTTTCCATATAATGAAAAATATAATGGTTACGCTGGTGATATAATTAAGAGTATCTTTACTAAATTTAAATTTCCTACAGATAATTTTGATCCAGGTAATTTCATTATAAATGAATATCCTGAATATATAATACCACCTAACTCATTTAGATACATCGATGTGCTATATTACTTTCTCAAGTATTACTACTATCAAGACGGTGATCTAGCTGTTAAAGGCTTTCTCAAAAAAGATTCAGACGGTAAGTTTAGATTAAAAATATTAACTAAAGATATTTTTAATAAAAACGAAGAATTAGTATATGAAGGCTTTAATTCAGGTGAGTTAGTATCTTCATCTGTCTCTAACCCTAATAACCCTCCACCTGTAGCTGAGACAAAGCCATATATTAATAATATTATGAGTAATAGTCTTACAACACCCTCTACAGAATTTTCCAATACATTCTTTATGAATACAATCGTATCTGGATATGATCCTATTTTAGGTGAATCAGAGATGATAGAATTGAGATTAAAAGATGTTCGAAAGAAATGGAAAACGAAATTTGTGGATGTATTTAAGAGTGTAGGTGGAAAAGTTAAACAACACTTAAATTTAACTGATTTAAAAATAAAAGGTGAATTTAAACTTACAAGATTACCATTTAAAACAAAAGACAGCGCTAAGATTATAGAGGCTAATATGGTAAATGACTTTACTTTCTACAATCTACAGTTAAACATAAACGTTATTGGCGATCCAGGTAGAACATCAGGTACATTTATTGATGTCTTCAAGTTAAAGAACGATAAATCAAAAAGTGATGAAAAATTACTAGGTAGATGGTTAGTAACTTCAGTCAGACACGTAAAGTTACTAAATACATACAGAAATGAAATTTATTGCGTAAAAACATACGTAGGTCCTAACTTCGACGAAAAAGATGTCTAGTATAAACAAAAAAGTTGAACGTTTAAGAGCTGTAGAGACAACAGCTCAACAGGTTAGTGCGTTAGTTGTTAATTTGTCTGCTTTAGGTGACTTTAATGAAGCTGATTTAAAGTTAATGGAGTCATTTAAGAGTATATTTCATTTAGGCACCAATCAATTAGACAAGTTTGTTGAGCTATTAGATGAAAAGGGTAAAGATGTTGATGATTATACCATTTATTACTATACTAATCAGTTAAGACAAGGCCCACTAAAATTCTTTGTAAGTCAACTTGTAGACTCTAATGGTGGTAAAAAATATTGGAAGCTTTCACCTGATATAATGGGATGCTTAGGTAATAGAAATCTGTCTCAAGTCAATATACCACTATTTACTGCAGATATACCAGATGTTAATGTTAATAGTAAGACCAAATTACCTGAGTTTATGTTAACGAACATTAATGATAGTAACTCAATATGTAATAATATTCAAGCACTAGCTTTTACAGGTTTTTTAGAGTTAGATGAAGGTGAAACATCGGAAAGATTTGATCTCGAACCGCAAGGTACATATAATAAAACTCCACACGGTAGTTATAGTGTATCTGATGTAGAGACTAAAATAACAAATCAAGAGTTAACAGATCCAATAGAACAAGAAGTAATAACATACTTAGGAGAAGATGATTATAGGCTGTATTTACTTAAAAAAGGTTTTAATCCTTATAGTAGTACACTTAACAACAATAAAACGACTAATATTAAAGTTCAGCGTATCATTTCACCAGATACAATTATAGAAACTGATCTTATTGGTAATACTTTTGAAACAGATGAAGCAAGAGCGTTTACGATTAATGTTATTA